CAGCCAATATTGCCAGGCGAAAAGTAGAACAAACAAAAAAATGAACGGCTGTTTCCTTGTGGGAATGGCTGTTTTTATTTTACCTGAAGGGAGGTGAAATAAAAGATGAGTGATACGATACGCAGCCCGGCAGGCCTGCTGGTGGGGGCTTTCAAAAATCTCTTTGCGCCGGGTGCCGCAAAGAGTGCAACTGTAAGCAGCCAGTTTCGCCTTACACCGGGAATGATGCTGAACGGAGTGCAGCTTAATAATGTGACTGCCATGCAGTATAGCGCAGTATGGGCTTGCATCCATGTGCTGGCTGAAACATTTGCCAGTTGTAAATGCTATTTGTATCAGAAGATGCCTGACGGCAGCAGGCGCAGGGCTGTTGAAAATCCGCTGTATGATGTGCTGACATATGTTGCTGCACCGAATATGCCGGCTTATTATCTGCGTGAAACTATGCAGTATCATGTGCTGAGCGGGGGTAATGCCTATGCTGAAAAAGTATTGGACAGCAAGGGAGAAGTTACGCAGCTGAACATGCTGCTACCTATGAATGTGCTGCCGGTACAGGACTATAACACCGGTGAGATTTATTACAATGTCAATGACCGTGGCAAGCTGTATAAGCTACCTGCGGAAAAAATATTGCATATTCCGGGGCTTGGTTATAACGGTGTTATCGGTTATAGCCCGCTGGCAATGGCGCGGCGCGCTATCAGCTTAGGTATGAGCAGTGAAGAACTTGGCAATAAATTTTTTGAAAATGGCGCATTGGCAACTGGTGTTTTGGAAACTGACAAGCCTTTGAAAGAAGATGCCTGGCAGCGGTTGAAAGAACAGTTTAGGGCGCGTTATGAAGGAAGAAGCAATGCTGGTTCTACGATGATATTAGAAGGCGGTATGAAATTCAACCGCATTTCTGTAAATCCTGAAGAAGCGCAGTTTTTGGAAACACGCAAATACCAGACGGAGGAAATTGCCCGCTTCTACCGTGTGCCGCTGCATCTGATTCAGAATTTGGAAAAGTCAACGTATTCCAACATAGAACAGCAGACGATCGACTTTTATCAGAATACGATGCTGCCGTGGTTCGTGCGCTGGGAACAGTTTATGAATATGCGCTGTTTAACGCGGCGGCAGCGGCAGGACGGCTATTACTGTGAGTTTGATATGCTTTCTATGCTGCGTGGTGATAATCAAAGCCGCGCTAATATGCTGCACCTGATGCGGCAGGACGGCATCATCAATGCTGATGAATGGCGTGAGCGCGAGAACATGAATCCGCTTCCTGACGGTCAAGGCAAAACAGTGTTTATTAATGGCAATATGCTTCCGGTGGAGGAAGCTGCCAAAAAGAAGGGGGCGAATAAAAAATGAGCATGGAATTAAAAGCCTGCCGTGAAGCTTTGAAAAGCGGTAATAAACCTGCTGCGGATGAACTTCTGTGTATCAAAGAATTTTCAATGGAGCAGGTAAAGGCTATCGAAGAAAAAGACGGCCGGATTATCTGTGATTTTATTTTATCTAACGGAGCGGTGGACAGAGATTTTGACACCGTAAATCCTGACGGCTGGGAACTGGAAAACTTCCGCAAAAATCCTGTTGTATTGTGGATGCACGATATGTGGAATTTGCCTGTGGCTAAATCTTTAGTGGAGAAAGTAGAAGACGGAGAACTTATTGGCCGGGCTGAGTTTACCAGTAAAGATGAAAATGATTATGGTTATATGGTTGGGCAAATGTATAAGCTGGGCTTTTTACATGCGGTTAGCTGCCGTTTTCGTGGTATCGAATGGAAATGGACAGAGGACGTGAACCGGCCTTATGGGATTGACTTCATAAAACAGGAGTTGCTTGAATACAGTTGTGTTACTATTCCGGCTAATCCTGATGCTTTGCTGAAAGCAAAAGCTGCCGGTGTTGATGTAAGCCCTGCTGTACAGATGGCTGAAAATATTTTAAGCAAGAATAGTTTTGATGCGCTGGCTAAAAGCATTGCTGAACGTGTTTATGCTGCTGTCAGTAAGAAAATGACTGTGGTTGATCTGCATGATGATCGGCTGGCACAGGAAAAAATGAAAGCAATGCAGATGCGGTTAAATTTGAACAAAAATAAAGGAGGACTAAACTAATGAACATGCAAGAGTTATTACAAAAACGTGCTAAGGCTATCAAAGCACAGGAAGAAATCATGTCTAAAGCAGCGAGTGGTTTGACTGCTGAAATGGAAAAGAATTTCAACGATCTGCAGCAGGAAATCAACGAATGTGACAGGCAGATTGAAATGCTGGAACAGGTTGATGAAAATACAAAGAAGAATTATGGCGGCAGCGTTTTTGGAAATAGTGGCCCGGCTGTGCATATTGACCCGGTCAAGGATGGGGCTAAAGATAACGGCGGCTTTAAAAGTTTGGGTGAAGTGCTGCACGCTATTAAATATGGCGATAAAAAAGGCCGCTTGGAAAATCTTAAAGCACAAAATACTGCTGATGGCGCAAGCGGTGGTTATTTGATCCCTGAACAATTTTCGGATGAGCTTTTAATGGTTGGGGAAAAACGCAGCCTGATCCGTCCGTTCGCTTTGGTAATCCCGGCAGGAGAATATCCAGACGCACCGATCAATATGCCTGCATTGGATTATACTGCTGGCAATGAAGGCGGTGTGACTGTTAAATGGATCGAAGAAGGTGAGGAGAAACCTGAAAGCAATGCAAGCTTTAGAAATGTTGAGCTGAAGCCTAAAGAAGTTGCCGGCTTTATTACTGTTACAGATACGTTACTGCGTAATGCGCCTGCTTCGTCTACTATTTTTGGGCAGCTTTTGAGTAATGCTATCGTACGTGCAGAAGACAGAGCTTTTATCAATGGTAATGGAATGGGCAAACCGCTTGGGTTTGCTACTAACGGCAATGGGGGCAAGCTGGTCGTACAAAGGGAAACTGCGGGTAAAGTTACAACTAATGATGTGGCCAATATGATGGCAGCGTTCCCGCCTGAAGATATTCCTGATTCTATTTTTCTTGCCAGCAGCACCATTTTGGCAGATTTGATTAAATTGCAGGACGCTTCCGGCAGATTTGTTTTTGTGCAGGGTGATCTGACTAAGGGTATTCCTACAACATTAATGGGGATGCCTCTTTTCCTGACTGGCATGAACGCTTCTCGTGGTAATACAGGTGACTTGCAGCTGGTCAATCTGAAAAAATATTTGATTAAAGATGGCAGCGGTATTTATATCAGCATGTCTGAACATGTCAAATTTACCAGTAATCAAACGGTTATCAAAGCCTTCCGCAATGTGGACGGCAAGCCGTGGGTAAATGCTCCGTATATGCTTGACAGCGGTGTACAGGTCAGCCCTTATGTATTGCTTGGTGGTACTACTGCGGCAACTACGCCGATCAGTGACTTGACAGCTGCAGCTACCGGCAGCAATGTAAAATTGACTTTTACTGCTGCTAAAAATGCTAATTCCGTTAATATCATGCGCAGTGATGATGGCGTAACTTATCAGCGCATTAATGTGAATGCTGTTTCGGTCGATGCGGCTGAGTACACGGACACTAATTTGGCAAACGGAACTTACGGCTATAAAGTAGTTGTAACCGGTGGCGATAATGCCGGTGTGTCTAATGTTGCAACTGCTACTGTAACCGGCACAGCTGCTGCAAACAAAACTGCTTCTGCACCTAAAGAATAATCATGCGGTTAAAAGTGATTGTTCCGCCTGCAAGTGAGCCGGTAAGCCTTCAGGAGATGTGTGCCTATTTACGGCTTGACTGTGATGAAGAACAATCTTTGATAGGGCAGCTTATAAAAGCTGCCCGTCAATATTGTGAGGATTTTCAGCACAGGGCGTATTTAAGGCAAACGCTGGAATTGGTTGACAGGCCAATGAATAATATTTTAGAACTTCCGCGTAGTGAAAATCTGCATGAAGTTTTAAGCGTGAGTAATGCAACTTTGAATAATGTTGGATATACCGTTGTTCAGGATTTGTTGGCACGACTTTGTTTTACTGCTGAAAAAAATAATGTGACTGTTAGGTATGTAACTGGCGTAGAAGATGCTGCCGGTGTGGATGAACAGGTAAAGCTTGCAATCAGGATGCTTGTTGCGCACTGGTTTGAAAATCGTACTGCTGTAAGTTTTGGCAATACGATACCGCGTGAAGTTCCTTTGGCGGTGAAAGCATTATTGGAACCGGGGAGGATCATAACATTATGAATCCAGGAATGTTGAAGCACAGGATCGCTTTTTTACAGAAATCCGAAACAGTGCGTGACGAATTGGGCGGTAAGATGCCAGCAATGTATTCTGAAGCTTTTAAACTGTGGGCAGCTAAAAGTGAACGTCCTGCTTCAAGGCGCGAGCTGATGGGAGAGCATGTAAATTATGTGCCTGTGTTTTTTACAGTTCGCAGGTGCAGCGGCGCGAAAATGCCTGATGTAACCATGCGCATTCGGTGTAAAAATCTGATATATGAACTGCTGAATATTTCTGATCTGGATAACGGTTATCTGGAAATTGAAACAAAGCTGGTAAAACCATTATGAGCAGAAGCATGCGCATGTCTGTTGAAGTCGAGGGACTGGACGAAGCCCTGCGGCGCTTGAAAGCGTATGATACAAAGTCAACCGAAAAAATTTCAGAAGCTATCCGGCTTGGCGGACAAAATATAGGTAAAGAAGCACGCAGCCGTGTACCGCGCAGAAGCGGCAAACTGCGTAAAAGTATACGCACAAGGTTCGACAGTACGGCTATAACATCTACTGTCCGCACTAATGTGCCATACGCGCATCTTGTAGAATTTGGTGCAGCAGCTGCTACAGTACGGCCGCGCAGCAGAGCAAGAAAAGGCGGAAAACCTAAACTGGCTTTGCGGATTGATGGCAGAGGTTTCAGGCGTTTACTGCATAAAAGCAGTAAGCCGGGAAAAGGTGTAGTCCATATTCCGGCACGGCCTGCACGTCCCTATATGACACCTGCTTATCAGAGCGGCAAGCCGAAGATCGAAAATGATATAAAAAAAGTGTTAAGGGAGATGCCTAAATGATTAGAAATGTGCCTTTAACAGCTGTGCAGGCCGCTGTATATAAAGCGTTGAGCAGTAATATACGCGGCTATAATGTCTATGACGACAGCACGCCTTTTGAAGATGGAGAACTTGTAGACAGCAGGTATTTGGTTATTGGCGAAACTACAGGTAAGCCGTCAAGTGCTAAGCGTGATTGCCCTGTTTGGGAAGTTACGGTGAATATCAATGCTTTCAGTAATTATCATGGAAAAAAAGAACTGGATGAAATGCTTGACGATATTGTACAGGTTTTGACCGGTTCTGCTGAGCTGGAGCAGATTGAGATTGCCGGTTACTATTTTCATGGTTTGGAGATTGATATGGTGGAAGCCTTCAAGGAAGAATATGAAGATGGGACTGTCTGGCAGCATGGAGTGGTGCGCGTCATAGTAAAAGTTGAACAAAAAGAAATGTAGGAGGTAGAAAAGAATGAATGAAATTATCAAAGCGGCTAATTTCCCTATGCAGCCAAACAAAAGTCAAACGCTGGCTGGTAAAAGCCTGCTGTTGTTTTTGAACTATGGTGAAGGTGCTACTGTTGAAAATCCTAAATGGGGTTTAGTCGGCGGACAGCGTAATTCGCCGCTTTCCATGAACGGGGACGAAATCGACGGCAGCGACAAAGCAAGCGGCGGCTGGGGTGAAAGCCTGCAAGGGACTAAAAGCTGGAGTATTGAGCAGGAAGGCGTTTATAAAGTGAATAATGAAATGCTGGATGCTTTGAGATATGCCTTCGTCAATGATATTGCAGTGCATATCATGCGCCTTGATAAATATGGTAATGCTGTAAAAGGTTTTGCGAATATCACGGAATTCAGTGACGACAATCCGCATGATGATGTTGCTACTGTTACCATGACGCTTAGCGGCATCGGAAAACCTGAATTTGTTACTAATGAGCCTGACCCGCGCAACACAGCAAATGCGATCTCTGACCTTGCTGCTACATCTGAAAGTGCAGGGACAGTGAACCTGACCTTTGCTGCACCTACTGGTGCTGCTGCTGTTGTTTTACAGCAGAGTGAAGATGGAACTGAATTTACAGATACGGATGTAGCGATTGAAAACACTGCGACCAGCGCAGAAGTAAGCGGGGTAAAAGCCGGCAAGGCGTACTTTCGTTTAAAGGTAAATGGCGGCGACAAGAACGGTTATAGCAACATTGCTACTGTGACAGTATCTTGAATGCTGCCGAATAATAAGAAATATCAAAATAATAATTAAAGCAGGGCTTTGAAGGCCCTGCTTTTTCTATACCAAAGGAGCGATGAAAATGAGCTTGGACAGAAGTGTGACGATCAATTTAGGCGGCAAAGAAAGAAAAATCAAGTTTAATGCTTTAGGGGTAAGCCAGCTTGAAAGGATGCTGGATGACCACAATGTTTACAAAATGGTTAACGGCGGCGTTATTGCTTTAGGTGATTTGGCAAAATGCCTGTATGTTGGCTTGGCTGCGTATGACAAAAAAGTGACTATCCAACAGGTTTATAACTGGATGGATGAGTGGCTGCTGGATAACAGCAGTGAAAGTTTGCAGACACTTGTTATCATTGCCTTGAGCAAAGCGGGTGTTTTTGGGTTTGCCAGGAAGGTGCTGGAAACTGAAAATAATACGCTGGAAATTGAAGCGCCGCCTGATGATGAAGAAGTGGGGAAGTAACAAAAAGCTTTACAGAATTGCTGGATGAACTTTTGCCGTGGTGTTATGGTGAATTGAATTTAAAGCCGTGGGAAGTAGAACGGTTGTGCCTTGCAGATATTTTTTTGATGTTGGACGGATGGCAGCGCAGATATGACCATTTAGAAGATATTGTTATCAGCTGGATCACATACCCAAATGTTTGCATAGCTTCAGGTAAAAAGAAGCGTCCGGAACTGAAAAGCTTTTTTGCACACAGGAAAAAGCGTAATTCCTCTAAGGAACAATCTGAAATAGCGCAGGATCTTTTTGAAGAATTTGGATATGAATAGGAGGTGAAATGATGGCAGAAGTAGCACGTTTACAAGTAGTTATTGGCGCACGGATAAATGAATTTAATAAAGAAATGGGTGCGCTGCAGAAAAACGTTAAACGCACCTTTGCCAGTGGTAACTTAGGCATAAATAAAGGCGCGTTAGGTGTTATTGCCGGTGTAGGTGTAGCTTTGGGGGCTTTGGGGCTTGCTTCAGTAAAAGCTGCCGGGCAAATGGAGCAGACACGGATTGCTTTTACTACACTTTTGAAAGATGGTGAGAAGGCAAAAAGCTTTTTAAGTGAACTTGAAAAATTTGCGGCCAGTACGCCATTTGAATTACCGGGCGTTTTGGATGCTTCTAAAAGGCTTCTTGCTTTCGGATTCAGTGCGGAACAGGTAATTCCGATATTGACTGCTGTAGGTGACAGCGCAGCGGCATTGGGTATAGGTGAAGAAGGCATTCAGCGTTTGACTTTGGCAATAGGTCAGATGCAGGCCAAAGGCAAAGTCAGCGCAGAAGAAATGCTACAACTTGCTGAAGCCGGTGTTCCGGCATGGGAAATGCTGGCTAATAAAATTGGCACTGATATACCTACGGCTATGGATAAAGCCAGCAAAGGGCAAATATCTGCGGCAGAAGGTATTCAAGCTGTTATCAGCGGCATGAACAGTAAGTTTGGTGGGATGATGGAACAACAATCACAAACTGTTAATGGTATTATGAGTAATATTCAAGATAGTGTTACTCAAACCATGGTTGTTATTGGTGATGAACTGATTGAGGCATTTGATATCAAGGGCGCCTTGAAAGGCGCGCAGGACGCTATTGGTGAGTTTGCGGATAAAGTTAAAACTATAGGGCTTTCTAATGCTATCCGTGATTTGCCTGTATGGTTTACTGGTTCTATGGCTGTTATTGCCGGTGCGATAATGGGTGTGGCTATACCGGCTATAGTTGCGCTTGTTGGCACTTTATATACACTGGGTGTAGGTGCTGGCATAATTTCTGCGCCATTTATTGCTGCGGGTGCAGTTATAGGCGGGGTAGCTTATGCCATATTTGAAAATTGGGATTGGCTTGTAATTCAATGGGAATATTTTTGTGACACTATGGTTATTGCCGTTGATGGAGCAACGGCAGAAATACAGAACGCTTTTGCCGGGGCTGTAATGTTTGCAGCGAATGCTTTGGATAAATTATTTTCTATTGTCAATGTCAGCAGTGATTTGGCAGTGCAGGCAAAAGAATGGGCGGCCAATACACAAAAAGCGGCACAGGCTACTATCGAAGCTGCAAAAGCTAATCAGCAGCTGGCGGACAGTAATAAAGTTAAGCAAGAGTTTCGTGTTTCGTCAATCAATGCACCAACTGAACAAAGTTCGGGCATTAAGATTGCTTCACCTGATG